AAGAGGTGCTCGATGTCTTCCTTGAGTACGAACGAGTCGTAGTCGAGCGTCAGGATGTACTCGTAGTCATCCAGCACCTGTTCGAAGATGCGGGTGTTGACTTGAGACCAGAACGCACCGGTGCCCATCGTCGGCTCGATGCCGAGGGGCATCAAAGCCTTCCACCAGCCGAAGTGGTTGCTGGTGAACGACAGCCGCGGCATCGACAAAACGGCGTGTACCCGGATGTCGACCGATGTATCCCCGACTTTGATGAGCATCCTGCCTCCGCAAACGCGAAACGGGCGACGGGGGCTACCCGCCGCCCGCTTGGGCGTAACTGTGGCAAGAGCGTCAAGCTCAGCCGACGATGGCGACCGAGGCACCCTTTTCGGTGGCCGTGTCCGGGCCGTCCTCGGGCTTGCCGAGACGCGCGACGGAGTAGACCGAGCCGGTGGCGTTGCCGGTGGCAACCACCTTGAGGTACCGCTTCTTCCCGCGGAGGTCGACATCGAACCGAACCACCACGTCGGAAGTCGTGTTGGCCGGCGTCGGGATGGTGAACGACGTGCCGCCCACGTAGCCGGTGAGGTCCGAGTAGCTCGAGGTGCTGTCTCCGTGCTGGAGCTTGAGCACCAGGGCCACAGCCGAGTTGGTCCCGGCCGCAGCGACCTTTTCGAACGCCACGTCGATGCTCGCCACCTTGAAACCGAGCGTGTCGATTTCCATGGAGTGAGTGGCCGACGTGGTGATGTCGTCCGACAGGCTCGCAACCGTCTTGGTGTTTTCCAGGCGATTCATGGCAGGGTCTCCGTCAGGTCGTGTCAGGGAGGTTAGGTGACGCCGTCAGACGATCAGGCACCCTTGATCGCAACGATTGGCCCAGCGACGGACGAATCGCCGACCGAGTGCCACACCATCGTGCCGCGGGCGACACCGGTGAACAGCGTCTGGTCGAACTCGACGTAACGCTCGGTGCTGACGCGGGTGGCGAACTGGCTGCGGAGCCCGAACATCCCCGCGAGATCCGGCCGACCGAAGTAGGCGATGATCTCGTTGGTGAAGTCGGTATCGGTCCCGTGCGTCTGGTCGGTGATCTCGACCGGGAACCCGGCGAACTGGAGGCCCGTGCCGCCCTCGACGGAGACGCGGCCACCAGCGGCCATGTCGAGCCGCTGCATGGCGAGAGCGAACCCGACGCTGGAGATGTACCAGCGGGCACCGTTGAGGGCGTACCGCGGGAGCTTGCCGAGGGCACCGAGGAAGTCGGCGGCGACGAGCTCCTCCCACGTGTCGCGGCCTGCGCCGGTCGTGTGGACGGAAGCCGAGCCGATCTTGTTCTTGAGGCCGTAGACCCCGCCGTAGGTGCTCGTGCCGTCGCCGGCCACCGCAGCGGCCTCGAGCTTGGCAGAGATCGCCGTGGCGAACTCTTCGGTGATGAAATCGCCGAGGGCGATTGCCGAGTCGGCCAGCACCTCGTTCGACACCTTCGTGCCGACCGTGAGCTTGGAAGCGACCAGCTGAACCTGGTTCACCGCCGGATCGCTCGTGCTGATCTCGGAGTTCTCGCCGGTCCAGTTCGCGGTGACGCCCGACACGCGCTTCGGGAAGATCACGGTGTCCGAGCCCATCGGCACCTGCTGCATGCCGCTTGCCCAGACCGAGTAGACATCGACCAGGCGGATGAGGTTGGCCACCATCACGTCGGGGACGAGGGCACCGCCAGCCGAGTTGCTCGACTCGGACATGGTCCGCACCTCGACGCCGTGATCGTCGCACCACTGGCGAGCGTGGGCATCGTTGCAGTAGCTGGCCTTGATCCACTGCCCGACCGTGTGGGCCTCTTCCTGGCTCTTGAACGCCCGGAGCTTGCCGCGGAACGGCACGGCCTCGACGCGGGCCCGCTCGACCTTCGCGGCCGAGGGAGCCGGGGTGCAGCGGTCGACCACGCTGCGGAGATTCTTCTGGGACTCGGCGACGGCCTGCTCGAAGCTGAGCTTCTTGGTCACGTCGTCGGCCCGACGCATCAGGCCCTCGAGCTCGAGGTCGCGAGCCGCAACCGCGTCGGCATCCACGCACTCCATGGCACGGACAGCCTCGATCCGGTTGCTGGTTTCAGCGGCCTCGTCGGTCAGCTTCTTGATCACGTCCATGGTCGGTATCTCCAGGGATGCGGCGGCACGCCGCGTGTCGATGCCCGGAGACTAGGACCGGCCAGCGGGCCCCTTGAAGAAACGCAGGGCCGAATGTGTTGTGCGGACAACGCACCGCCCTCTGGCCCCGCAGCGTGGGCATCGCACGTACCGCAGCTGCTCAGCGCCACACGCACGGCTGGAGCGTGTCCGCATCGTCTCGCCGCACTGGCAACGGGGGCGGTCAGCCACGCATGGCACTCCTGAGCCGAAGGAGAGCGGCCACAGCACCCTCGACGGCCGTGGATCGCTTCACTACAGGGGACGCGACAGGAGCGGGATCTTGGGCAGACAGCCACGCCTGGTACGACCGCATGGCCACGCCTGCCGTGGTCGAAGGGTATGCGGGCACAAGCACTGGCCCCACGTCGTACAGGCCCGACACCTCGCGGATCTGCCGCACTGCACCGCCCTTGTCGTCGGTCACGAACTGCTCGCCTCGGGTGTCCACCGTGAACGCGAACGACGAGCCCCGCACGTCCCGACGCTGGATGAGCTCGAGCACGTCGGCGCGGCTGACCGGTGGCGTGACGACGTACCGCAGGCCCTTGTCATCGCTGGAAAGCTCCAGCGTGCCGCTCGATGCCCGGCCCAGCACAATGTTGGAGTCGTGGTTGAACAGCGCCACAACGTCCTGGCGGCCCCGCTCGCGGCCGAGGATCCGGTCGAAGGCTCCCGGCAGGATCATCTCCCGAAAGCCGCCCAGATCGAGCGAGAAACGGTTGTAGACCGCCGCGTAGCCGACGATGGCAGCCCGGCCGTCAGCCCGAGTCTCGATCTGCAGGTCGTCGTCGGCCTCAACGGCCAGGTCGCGGCGTTCGATGTCCATGGTCATGCCCCTTTGATGAATTGCGGCGAGTCGTCCACCCACACGTCGACCTTCACGCCAGCCTCTTCGGCAGCTTGTTCCTTGAGCCGCTCGGGCCCGACCAGCAGCACCTGCGAGAATGCCGCGGCGTAGTCGCCAAGCGTCTCCACGACCTCCTGCCGATCCGACTCGGGCCGGCGAGAGATCATCACGACTTGATTGCCGTTGTCCGCAGCGTTCTTGGCAAACGCTCCCCACAGCTTTGGATCGGCCGCGAAGGTGCGGTCAAAGTCGATGCTGATGGTGAGCGACCGCGACTCGTTCTCGCCCTGGTCCTCGATGTCGTCGGCCGGCGACGACTCGACCTCGGAGACCAGCTGCACGGCAGGCTCTGGCATCGGCGGCTGTTCGGCAGGCCCGGCGTTGGCGGCTTCGACCGTCTGCATGTTCAGCGGCACAAGTCGCAGCTTGCCGGCGTCTGCTGGCAGCGGAGTCATGCCGAGGTAGGCACGCGCCTCGTCGATGTCGTACACGCCGCGGTCGAGCATCGCCGTCACGAAAGCCGACTGCGCCGCAGAATCGCCACGCAGCAGACCGTTGACGTTGTGCTCAGCGAAGAAACGCTCGTCGTCTGCGATGAGGTCGCGGGAGATCGCGGCCTCCCACCGCCGCAGGTGCGGAAGCAGGCAGTGCTGCACGAACTCCGTACCCTGCACCTCTATGTTGGAAAAGGTGCTGCGGGTCAGGTCTTGGATCATGTGCGGGGGCATGCGGAACGCCCGGCAGATCTCGATCACCTGGTACTGCCTAGTCTCGAGGTACTGGGCCGCTTCGTTGCTGCCGCTGAGCTCTTTGGCCTTTACGCCGTTGGGAAGCACCGCTGTGCGGAAAGCCCGGTCGGCACCGCGGTGCATCCGCTCCCACGCGTCGCGGAGATTCGACGCGGCCTCTGGCGGGATGGGGTTGTCGGACTCAAGCACCACGCCCGGCCGGGCACCGTTGCCGAAGTAGCTCGAGCCGTGTTGCTCGAGGGCCCTGGCCAGGCCGATGGCATCGCGGCACACGGTCGTCGGCACGATCCCGTTGATGCCGTCAAGCGACAGAAACCGCAGGTGGAAGATCTGGTCCTGGCGGTAGATCGTCTCGCGGCCGTAGCCGTCAGGCTCCCGGTAGCGGTACCGCAGCGAGCCGTTCTCTAGACGTTCCACGACCATGTTTGCAGGGTGCAGCGGCCGTAGCTCGGCGACAGCACCGACGCGAGAGTTGCCGATGATCTCCGCGAAGGACTGCCCGTACATGAGGTACAGGGCAGTCATCTGCTCGCGGAACTCCAGAGCCGTCTGCCAGCCGTTGGGCTGCGTGTGCAGGAGCCGGTACAGCTGGCTCGACTCCGCACGCACCCGGTCGTTGCCCTGCCGTTCGAACAGGTGCAGCGGCAGGCTCGCCACGCTCTCGGAGATCACGCGAACGCAGGCCAGGAACGCCGAGCACTGCATCGCCGTCTCGGGCGTGACGCGGATGCCAGCAGGCGTCTTTGTGTCGGGGTACCAGTCGATGCCGCGGAGATCGATCATCCGCCAATCACGCGACTCTGACGCTGTGCTGATGTCGGTGTGGCTCATAGGATGATCATGTCCCAGTTTTGTTCAGCGGGCCTGGCCGTGTTTGCCGCGTGCAACCCGAGGCCCATGACCAGGGCTACGATGCCGTCGATCCGCTCTGTGCTCTTTGCCTTGCTGGGCTTGATGTTCTGCTGGTGGTCGCTCTGCACGGCCACGTTCGATGCCATCCAATCCATCACCGGGCTCTGGCAACGGATCCGCTCGGACAGCACGAGGTTCTCGAACTGCTTGGCGGGGCTCGACATTGAGCCGTACCCCTGCCCAAAACCTACGATTTGCAGGCCATCCCCTTGAAGTTGGCTGGCTAGCTGCGTGGCGTTCCAGCGGTCGATGGCGATCTGCCGAATGTTGAACTTCTGCGACAGTTCGACGATGTCTCGGCGGATCACGTCGTAGTCAGTGACGTTGCCATCCGTGGCACGAATGTGGCCGTTGCGGATCCACCCGAGGTAGTCAATCTTGTCCCTGGTGGCCCGCTCCGCAGCGTTGGCCTCTGGCACCCAGAAATACGGCATGACATCAAAGGTGCCGTCTTCGTCCTGGCTGACCATGACGAACGCCGAAAGGTCGTAGGTAGTAGCCAGATCGAGCCCGGCAAACCACTCCCTTTTCTCAAGGCCCGGCCTAAGCGGTTGCGAGCATTTCGCCCACGCTCCGGGCGAGATCCAGCGGACATCAGACGTGGTCCAGACGTTGAGCCGGTACCGAAGGAACGAATTGAGCTTGGACGGGCTTGCCTCGGCCTCGCGGGCATCGGCCGCGAAAGACTCGACCGTGATCGTCTCGCCAAGGCTCGGGTTGGCCTGGTGCCAGACTCGCTCCTCCTTCCACGTGCCGTCAGATCCGCACTCAGCAGGTGCTGCGTAGATGCAGCCAAAGAACGCTGGATCGGTGGCCGGATCCGCGATGCAACGCTCGGCGTAGGCGTGCTGCTCCCAGCAAATGCTCTTGCGGTCGTATCCGGCCGTGGTGATCGACAGCAGGAGCGGTTGCCGGCGAGCCGCCCCGCCGTAGCGGAGGGCATCCCACAACCGCCGATCACGCTGAGCGTGGAGCTCGTCGAACAGCAGCGCGTGGATGTTGAGCCCTTCCGCACGGAACGCATCGGCCGACAGCACTCGGTAGAACGAGTTGCTGGCCTTGTGCACGATGGTCTTGCGACTGTCGATCACCTCGAGGTGCTTGGACAGGGCAGGGGAGGCCCGCACCATCGATGCCGCTTCGCGGTAGATGATGCCAGCTTGCTCGCGGTCACACGCGGCACCGTACACCTCGGCCCCCGGCTCCGAGTCGAAAGCCGTCATGTAGAGGGCTATGCCAGCCAGCGTCGTCGACTTGCCCTGCTTTTTCGGTAGCTCGATGTACCCGACGCGATGCTGTCGCGTGCCGTCCGGGTTGATGCGGCCGAAGAGCTCACGCATTACGTGATGCTGCCAGGGCAGAAGAGTGAACGGCTTGCCAGCGTTCTGCCCCTTGCTGTGTCGCAGGATCTTTTCGAAGAACGCGACCACACGCTGGTACTTGGCCGCACCTTCAGGGGTGAGATCAGGCACCGTGGAGCTTAAAGAACTCTTCGACTTCGTCTGTTGGCTTCGTCTCTTTGCCACCAATGCGTGCTCGTGAAGATGGTGTCAGCCCAAACTCGTTCATTAGCGAGGCCTGCAGGCTCACTAATCCGCGGTACAACGGGCCGGCAGGGTTCGGTTTGATCACCCCGTTCTCGGCGTGGATCACAGGCCCGGATGCACGGAGCTCGAGCAAGGCCGCTTGCCCCGCAGCAAACACTTCACACAACGTGGCAAGCGCCTCGCCGTCTGACACCGTGAGCGTGCCGAGGGCCTGAAGGATCGGCACGAACTCGTGCCACTTAGCGACAGCCACTGGCTCCGTCAGCAGCCTGGCTGGCATCTGCGGAATGCCGGGCGTCGACGGCAGGTCCGGGCGGATCTTGCGTTTGCCCTTGTTGCCGAGCAGTTTTTTGACGGCGGCTGGCTGCTTAGGTCGGCCGGTACGCGGCATCGGCAACTCCTCGCGGACTTCTGCGGACACACACGCCCACATAACGACAGGGGTTTATTGTGGCCGTTGTTCCAGAGATCCAGACCGCCCCCCCCGGCTTGTCGATCCTGCCT